CAGTGTAACGACAACCTGCTCTGGGCAATCCAAGCCGACTGCATGAATCACCACGAAAACGTGGACTGGGAGAGCCTGTCTGTTTCGGAGGTGCCGTGTGGTGACTGAGGACCAGATCAAGAAATTTCTTGATGACCACCCAGACCTCAAGATCGATACCCTGTATCGGATGATCGACGGTGACCGGCGCGACAGAAGGCGGGGCAACGTGCCTCGCCGACAGATGGCGCTCGAGAAAGCCGAGTATGCAGACAAAGCTGAAAGCTTGAGGGTTGGTGAAGGAATCAAAACATCGACTCGAGCTGAATGCGTTGGCATCATCCGAGCATTGGATCGTCAAGGGCGCATGGGGTGCCAGCGAACCATCGACAAGGAACTGTGGGCATGGCGGATCAGATGACAACCAATCAGGAGTTCAGGCAACTAAAGGAGCAGCACGGTTTGACCGTTACTCAGTGCGCGTTGATGCTCGAGTGTACCGAGGAGGCGATCAAAAGCTGGCTTAAAAGCCCAACCGTCACCAGCCACCGGAAGACTCCACCGATGGCGCTCAAGCTATTCAAACTGGTGCTGAATTCGCAAACGGACGAAGGACATCCTTCGGAATAAGAAAAACCATCTTAGGGTGCCGGTCATCAGGTCCGTGGATCTGAACCGGCTTTACCCCTGACAGCATCACCGCCCTTAGCAAACCCGCTCGACTAAACCACATCTCTTCATCTACCAGATCAAACAACCAGTGTGTTGCCTCGCTGGTAAGTATCCCGCTGGGTTTCATGTGGTGATACTCGACCACAACATTGCCGGTATCTTGTGATCGCGGGTCGTACTTCACCTCGATGGTGACGTTCAATTCCGGTACAGCAAGGTCAAACCGACTGTCCTTGCCAAAGGTCTGGTAGGTCTCGCGAAAAGCCACCAGCATTTTGTCCAACCATTCGCGCTCGATCTTGTTGCCGATTTCCAGATCGTCGGCTAGCGTCACTGACGCGACTCCCACAGCGCCATGATTCCATCTTCCACGAACTTTCGGAGGTTCGGTGTAGGTGTATCTTTGGGGATACTATCGAGCGCCTCGCGACGATCCAGCTTGGTTGGCAAATCAAGAATGGCAGCAGGAAGGAAAAACGCCACGGTGCTTTCACCGGCATCCCACCACTCTTTGGGCAGCTCCCGCTTGATCTCAGCGATGACCGTTGGGTAGTGAGTTTTTTTCGCCGCCCGTTCACAAATCCGGTGGAGCTGCTGGAAATTTCTAATAGCCATCGTCAAGCTCCCACATCTCAATGATGTGATCGTCGCAGTTATCGCATTGGTAACAGGCATCCCACCCAGGCGAGTACCTATCGCCATGCTCCGCTGGGATGTAGGTATGCGGAGTGTCGGTGTCGCAGACCTTGCAGAAATAGAACCGTGTGTCCTCCTCAAACCTCATCGATCAGCTCTTCACGCATGATCATGACCGCCGTGTCCCAGTCCGTTGTGGCGGTGTAATTTTTTTCTCGTGGGTAGTCGCCTAAAAGCGACAAAGGGAACTTCACCTTGATCGGACGACGATCAAACTTCCACACCAGCACAGGGATGCGACCCATATGCTCACCGGCTCGCCATGCTTGCTCCCACCACGCTTCCGGCGGATCAAATTTACAGGCATATCGTTTGCATTCGATCACGAATGGATCGAGGTCGATGTCACCCAGCTCACCCTCTCGGTACTGATCCAGAATGCGAGAGCAATCAACGCCCAACTCATCCTTGAGTTTGTTGACGATGTCGCGCTCGAACTGATGACCTTTGCGTCGGGCTGATGCGCTCAAGAGTCTTTCCTTGGGTCATCATCAACCGCGAACCGAAGCCACCACACAGCCTTCTTCAAATCTTCGTCGGGTGACTCGTGCTTGTTCATGCACCGAAACTGATACTTGAATGCGTTCACGATGGCGAAGTCTCTCACCATCTCCCAGCCAAACACCTGAACCATGACATCGATGCATTCGACATCACCTTGGTAGTGAGCTGGCTGGTGGACAGGATCGCTTTTTGATTCGTATTTGTTGTCAGGTATTGACTGATCAGCGAGCAAAGCCTTTGCTTGCTCAAAAAAATCAGACTTCTCAGCACCGTCCAAGTGTTCCTTCATCGCTCTCGTCCTCCTTGTGTTTCGATAACTGGTGTTCCATTCCTGCGGGGTCGCGTCATCAATCGAAGAACCCCTCTTGTTGGTTGTGGATTTGTCGGGCGACCCATTGGTGGATTTCGTGTTCGCTTCCATAACGCTCCTCAAACCTAGCTTTGTATGGGTGTCGGCTTGTGTAGACGTTTGTGTCTTCACCGCCACGATGGTGTTTCTGGCAGAGCGGGATCGTAAGAAGGTGAGAGCCTTCACGAACCTTGCCCTGTAGGTGGTGAACTTCAGCGGGAGACCAGATGCCCCACTCCCTGTGGCAGACGGCGCAACCGAACTCACTGATCGCATCCATCCACGCCCGTTCTTCCCTTGAGGGCGTATGGCTTTTCATGTCGCTGCTCCAAGTTGACCAGAACTTGGTTGACTCGCAGACCGTCACCCGCGATCAACCCCTCCAACTCATCCATGAAAAATTCATCCACAACCATCTCAATTGCTTTTGTCTCGAGCACTTCCAGCTCGATGTTGATCGTCAGCTTCATGCGCCGTAGACCCTGCGCTCTGCACGATGCGTTGCCATCTCTGTCTGCCAAGTCTTAAAGGCGATTTCCGCCGCCATAAGATTTGCCTTAGCTGCCGCCAAAGATCCTTTCGCTGCGCCGCGCTCAATTCTTGCCATCTCCATTTCGTCTTGGTTGTCAGCCCAACTCGTTTGAGCGGCTGCTGTTTTGCATTGGTGCTGAACCTGAGCTGTAAGCATCAGGCTCGCCATCGTTCTCTTTTCCTTGGCTTCCGCCACGGCTAGGTCAGCCTCAGCCTGAGCAACCTGTGATCCGGCATCGCGGATCGAGATCGCAAAATTTTCTTGGTTCAAAACAGTTTCTCCTTGGGCTTGGGTACATATGCTTTGGGAATCGACGGTCTGCGCTCGAGGTACTGGCAAGAGCCTTCCTCGAAATCGAATCCGATCTTCCCCTCCCACATGCCATGGCGGTTTTTGAGTACTTCGAGGTGGATATCCCAGCTCTTGGCGATGTCCTCGTTCACCGGCTCATTGAAAATGCGGCAGGCTTCGAGGTGCTCAGCCTTGGGTTTGTTTTTCCAGACGCTGAATGCGCCGTCGCACAGATCCGAGATTGCGGAGCTGCCCTTGATGTCAAATTTTCCGGGGGCACGGCTCTCGTTCTCTTGCTTGCGAGCGTGGGCAACGAGGAAAATCGTGACGTTAAATTTCAACTTGAACTGGACGAGCGCCTCTACAAACTTCTGCTGCCCCTCGTAATCGTCTTGGCGAACCATGTTGGTCAGGCTGTCGATGACAAAGACGTTGATGCCGTAACGCCGGTATCCGTACTCAAATGTGCGAAGCAGATCTGCTGGCTTAGGGGTCAGGTCATCAACGAACAGCCACAGGTTTGGAGCGAGCCAGTCGAGCGCCTTTTTGCGCCAGTCCTTCTCAGGCTTTCTCACACCGCAGGTCTGCATGAGCATTCGACCCAGCGTGTATCGGGGAGTCATCTCCATCGACGCAATCAGGATCTTGCGGTCTTGAGTGATCGCGTTCAGACATAGCTGGTTAAGCATCATCGACTTGCCGCTACCGGAGAATCCGGCGACCAGCCACAGGTCATGCTCGCGGAACCGGACGTCGTTCTCATCAAACTTCTCGAAGCCAGATCGGAACCCGCCGCTATCGTTTTCCTTGGCGTCGAAGAAGGCGTCCAGCTCATCTTCAAACTCGACTACCGTCCTGAGCTGCTCCGGTGCCTGCCACTTCGCATCTTCATAGGATGACTTGAGGATCTTTCGAGCATCGTCATAACCGCGCTCTTGGATCAGCTCGTTGATGTCTTTGGCTGGGAAGCGCACACGAAACGCTCGATCACCAAGACGCTGTTTAAGTTTCTCGGCGCACTTCTCACCTGCCTCGTCGTGGTCGGTGGCGAGGACGATCTCCTCGAACCGAGCGAGGTTGTCGAACTCTGCCTCTAGCCACGTCAGATTGCTGGCACCGCTGGGCAGTGACAGTGCAGGAAAGCCAAGCTCGCGAGCAGCGATGGCATCCAGCTCACCCTCGGTTAGCCAGACTGTCCGTGAGGTGTCAGGGATGGTGTGCCAGCCGTACAGGATCTGCTGCATACCCGACTGATTGCACATCCCAGGATTGCCG